TAGAATTAGAAGTTACTGCATTAATTGGTAATATATCGTTAGTTTCAAACTCTTTTGTTAAGTCATCGCTGATTGAATCTACAAATTGTAAATTATTTTTTACATCAAAAGTACAACTGAACGATATATCAATTATTCGTTTTTCTTGTGACTTATTTAATATTTTATCATCATCTGTAATGTTATTAGTTTTATCTATGGTAAAAATATTTTTATAATTTTTATTTATATTGTTACAATTAGTATTAGATTTTGATAAGAAATAATATACTAATAAAATAAATACAAAAAATGTAAATAAAATTACAAAAGTAACTATAAATGTAATAGAAGAATCATTGTTATATAAAGTATTTAATTTATCTAAATAATCATTAGTTCGTGGCATTTAAGAATATATATAATATATATATAATTATATAAATATTTATATATATATAATTATATAATTTTTATATAAATATGACAGGAGGATTATTAAATATAGTAGCACAAGGAGAAAACAATCATATATTGACTGGTAATCCTAGTAAAAGTTTTTTTAAAGGGGGTTATGCAAAACATACAAATTTTGGGATTCAAAAATTTAGAATAGATCCAGAATATAATAATAGTTTAAATACTTATCAAAAATCATCAATATCATTCAAAATAGAAAGATATGGTGATTTATTAATGGATTTATATTTATGTGTAAAAATACCAGATATATTTAGTCCACTAGTTCGATTTGGATCTAATCGTCCAACTGATCAAGATGAATTTAATTCTTATGAATTTAAATGGATAAAAAATTTAGGAACTCAAATGATAGATACTGTTGAATATGAATTAAATGGAACATTAATAAATAAATATCATGGTGATTATTTACAATCTATGGTAGAAAGAGATTTTGATATAAACAAAAAAAAAATATATGATATTATGACTGGAAATATTAAGCAATTATATGATCCTAAATCACATTATGGTGGTAAATATCCAAATTATTTTTTTGAAAAAAAAAATAGACCTAATGAATTTGGTATACCAAGTATACCAGGTAGATTATTATACATACCATTAAATAATTGGTTTAGTATGTCAAGTAAACAAGCTTTTCCTTTAATTGCATGTCAATATTGTGAATTAAAAGTAAAATTTACATTGAAAGCAATGAAAGATTTATATGTAATAAGAAATTTATTTATAGATAATAATACGGATATATCATTAAATGATTATTCTGCTCCTATGATATCAGATGAACGTAATTTTTTTAAAAGATTTACTAATATATACCCAGATTTATCATATATAGATACATCAAATAATGAAAATAATGATAAAATTAACATATATTATAATAATATACCTGATACAAATAATAATGATATTCATTTGATAGGTAAATATGTTTTTTTAGATGAAGAAGAAAGAACTATATTTTTACAAGATGATAAAGAGTATTTGATAAAAAATGTAACTAGAACTGAAAATATATTACCTAATAATAATTCTGGAAGAATTGAAATAAATTCAAATGGTTTAGTATCAAAATGGATGTGGTACTTTCAAAGAGATGATGTAGATTTTAGAAATGAATGGTCAAATTATACAACTTATAAATATGAAAATGTGGTTCCAAAAGATATAGAAAATATAACAGAAGATATTAACACTATTGCTGGTATTGAACTAGATAAAATTTTTTATTCAACAAATTATATAGACAATTTTTCAGAAACAAATGAAAAAAATTTTTTAGATAAATTAGCTATAATATTCAATGGAAAATATAGAGAAGAATTATTTGATGCAGATATTTATAATTATCTAGAAAAATATAATAGTCAAGGAAATTTTAAAGATGGATTATATTATTATAATTTTGGAGTGAATAATGAATATTCGTACACGCATCCAGATGGTGCAATAAACACTAATTATTTTAAAACTATAGAGTTTGAATATAGTATAAAAAATAGAGTATCTGGTCAAAGTGTAGTGCCATTTACAGTACAATCATTACAGGATACTAATATATGTGATGAATTTGGTAATATTATAAGTTTTTCAAACAAAGCACAAGCAGATTTGGGATTATATAGAATAAAAATGGTAATTTTTGAAGAAAAGTATAATATTTTAAAATTTTCAGGTGGTTGGTCAGAATTAAAATATCTTTATTAATTATTTATTTAAAACATATGTACATTACACTAAATTTCTCTTATTTGTACACACTTTTAATAATAAATTTATAAAAATAATTTTATAAAATTATTATTACCATATTTATTTTTAATAATATAATAAATTAAAATTTTTATCAAATTTTTTTATAAATATATTATTATAATCTTGTACAATATAGTGAATTTCTCTTATTTGTACATATTTTAAATTTTAACATTCATAACTCGTCTTTTTCCATTTTTGTACGTTTTTTTTGCTTTTAATGCTAATTTTAATGCTTTAGAATTTTTACTACAACCTAATTCTAATAATTTCAAATCAACAGCTGATGCTTTTCCACCTGATATAGCACTAGCTAATCTTGCATATGCCCATGAATGTGCAGTTTGATTAGGTCTTGAACCAGAAGAATAATAAGCTCCTTGACCTTTTTGAAATATTTTTTTTAATGTTTTCAATTGACATTTTGTTTTTTTTGCTAAATTATTATTTAATGTAAGTTTTTTCAGATTGTACAATTTTTCAGCATTCAATATATGTGGCGATTTTTTTGATTTAAATGATTTTAATTTATCTCTTGTAAAATATCTTCCTTTTTTGTACAAATCTCGTGATTTTTTCAGTTGTTTTTTTTGTTTGATTTTATCTTTTTTTGTTAATTTTTTTGGAACATATCTTAATGGAACATTCATATATAATATATATATATATATAAATTATATTTGTATATATATATATATGAAAAATTATGATATAATAATAATAGGTGGAGGTATAGCGGGTATTTATACCATGTACAATTTAAAAAAAGAACATCCTCATTTGAAAGTATTATTATTACAAAAACAGGATAGATTTGGAGGAAGAATATATACATATCATAAAAAATTTGATAATAAAAATTACATAATGGATTTAGGTGCAGGTAGAATAGGATTTCATCATAATTATATGAATAAATTAGTAAAGGAATTGAAATTAGATAAATATATAGTTCCAATTAAAAATACAGAAAATTATATAGAATATAATAAGGATAAAAATATATCAGAAAATAAATCAAATTTAAAAAAAAAATATAGTAAAATTTTGTACAACTTATTAAATAGTTCAAAAATAAAAAATATTTCAGATACAATATTAAAAAAAAATTATTTTAGTGATATATTAAAAAAGTTTTTTAATAATAAAGAATACAAAACAATAGAAAATACATTTGAATACAATAATAAATTAAATAATTTAAATAGTTATAATGCAATAAAATATTTTAGAGACGATTACAATCATTTATCCAAGTTTTATATTTTAAGTGTAGGATATGATTCAATAATATATAAAATGATTGAAAGTATTGAAAAAAATAAAAATTACAAACTACAAAAGAATAGTTATGTACAAAATATAGTTTATGATACAAATAAAAACCAATATAGTATAACTTATAATAATAAAAAAGTAAATTGTAAATATGTAGTATGTGCAATACCCAGAAATGATTTGATAAAATTTAATATATTAAAAAAATATAATTATTTATTGAATACTATAAATGAAATAAGTAAAGTAAGAATATTTCAAATTTACAAAAAAGATGAAATCAATAATAAAATGTGGTTTGAAAATATAGAAAAAACATCTACAAATGATGAATTACAATTTGTTATACCTATAAATTCTAACAATGGTTTGATTATGTCATCATATAATGAAAATATATCAACAAAAAAAAATTATTGGAATGAATTGTTTAAAAGAGGCGGAAATCTATTTCATAAAACATTACAAAAAAAATTAAGTAATTTATTTAATATATATGTTCCTATAAGCGAATATACAAAAATATGTTATTGGCCAAAAGGTATAGCTTGTTGGAAAAAAAATGTAGACAGTTCTATAGTATCAGAAAAAATATTAAATATAATGCATAATTTTTATATATGTGGAGAAAATTATTCAGAATATCAAGCTTGGTGTGAAGGAGCATTAGAAACGTCTGAAAAAGTATTATGTAAATTATATTGTAATTTACAAAAAACTAACAAGAATAAAACAAAAAAAAACAAAAAAAATAAATAATAATAATATAATATATATATGAAAGAAATTATATTAAAATTTGAAAAAAGTAAAATAAAAGGTAAAAAATATACAGCATATGTTGAAGATAAAAAAACTAAAAAAACAAGAAAAATTCACTTTGGTGCAAGTGATTATCCACAATATAAAGATAGAACACCATTAAAATTATATGCATATAAAAATCACAATACAAGAAAAAGAATGCAAAATTATTTTTCTAGACATTCT